GTTGGGAACCATTCGATCACAAAATTCTTCGTAACGACATTGCCATTTATATGAACGGTGATGAGGACTTGTGTAAAAGAAAAGAAGTGATAACATACATCAAAAGCATCATTGACTATCTTGAAGAAGTGGTCAAAGAGATTACATTCCGCCATACTAAAATCAAGAATGCTATTGAGTGGCGACGATTCTTATCAGGGGGTTGAAATGAGTAGATGGAATAACGACGAACATATTGAACTCATTGACACAAAAAATTACTTTGGGTTCCCTGTATGTGTATACCGTTTTAAAAAGCACGACGAACTTAAAGATCAAATGTTGCAAGAGGTGAACACAGACGGAGATAGTCTACTTTTTAACGGTGGATACATTAGATCAAAGCCTAGTAAAAAACCAATCTTGTTAAACGAAAAAGGCAATGCACTCGCCGAGTTGAACACAGCGTATCAAAAAGCATATGAACACTTTTACAGCGATATCCTCGACGCAGATTTAATCATGAATCGTGATCTCTCGGGCGAAGATGATAACTTAAACTTTGTGGCAAAACCAATCGTGACACAATCATGGGTGGTTGGTGTTCCAGCAAATCCGACTCCTCATGTCAAAGACCCTCCGATGGGAATGCACACACACTTTTTATCTCCAGTATGTGGTTCTTATTATCTAAGTTTAGACGAAAACGCTAATGGAGGAAACTTGGTATTTGCAAATCCAATGATGGAAAATACAAACGCAAACGATTCGATGTATCTACTAATAAAAAGTCTTCGAGTGGCGGGTCATGTAAAATTTGACATCATACACCCACTTGAAGAGGGACAAATTGTTATTTGGGCTGGCGTTCTTCCACATGCAATTGAGCCAATTGTTAACTCGAACATGCAAAGAATTTCTATTATCACAAACTCATGTGTAAGTCCTTTGCCCGATTTTTATAGACAATACAACTACAACATATCTCCTTTCTATCAGGGATAAATAATGTTGTATGTCAGATTTTGTGATTGAGGACTTAGACTCATGTAATATTAGAGTCCGTTGTGAAAGGCATCTTGCGAAAGAGTTGTCTGATCACTTCACGTTCAAGGTTCCCGGTCACAAGTTCATGCCCTCCTATCGTGCGAAGAAGTGGGACGGACAGATCAAACTATACAACATGTATTCGCAGAAGATCTATGCTGGTCTAGAGGCATATATCGAGAAGTTCTGTGCCGACAGAGGGTATAGGCTTGATAAACCGTCCCGTAGAAGAAAGACATGGACGGCAGACCACCTAGAATCGCTTCTAAAAGGTTTGGATGTTCAGATAGATGGCAAGCCCATACGTCCACATGAACACCAATTAGAGGCGATCCTACACGGCATGAACACGGAGCGGTGTTTGCTACTCTCTCCAACAGGTTCGGGTAAATCTCTTATCATCTATACGCTTATGCGTCACTTTCTTAACTCCATGCCACCAACCAAAAAGGTTCTTGTGATTGTGCCAACAGTCGGTCTTGTCACGCAAATGTTTCATGATTTTGTTGATTACGGTGGATCAAAGTGGAATGCAAGAGATCATTGCCACATGCTCTACTCGGGTAAAGAAAAAGCAACTCGTAGCGAAGTGGTCATTTCAACATGGCAATCTTTGGCAAATATGCCTGAAGAGTTTTTTCAACAGTTTGGCACTGTCTTTGGCGACGAAGCCCATCTGTTCAAATCTAAATCATTGAAACAAATCATGTCTCATCTCACCTGTTGTCCGTATCGTATTGCAACGACAGGAACGCTTGATGGCTTACTCACACACAAGTTAGTTATTGAAGGTCTGTTTGGTCCGACCAAGAAAGTCGTGACCACAAAGAAGTTGATGGAACGCAAACTGCTTTCGGACTTGACTATCGACTGTCTCATGCTATCCTACAACGGAACTGATCGACAGTTCATGCGTAGAACTGCATATGCAGATGAGATTGAATGGATAGTGACTGATAACAGAAGAAACCAGTTTGTGTGTGATTTGGCAAAACAGACTAAAGGCAACACACTTATCTTGTTTCAGTTCGTAGAGAAACACGGAAAGGTTCTAAACGAGATGCTCAAAGACTGTGGAAAGCCTGTGCATTTTGTTTACGGTGGGACCGATGCGGAGCAGCGTGAAGAGGTGAGAGGACTCGTCGAAAAAAGTAATGATTCAATTATCGTTGCGTCATACGGCACGTTCTCGACTGGCGTAAACATTCGTCGCCTAAATAATATTGTGTTCGCGTCACCTTCGAAAAGTCGTGTACGGGTGTTACAGAGTATTGGTAGACAACTTAGAAAGTCGAGTCATAAAAACACCGCACGCCTCTACGATATTTGTGATGATTTGTCATGGAAAAAATATGAGAATCATACACTGCGTCATTTCTATGATCGTAAGAAAATCTATGATGCAGAAGGGTTCACATATAAGATCATAAAGATCCCACTTCAAGGAGAACGAAATGAATAAAAGCCCCTTTAGAACACTTAAACTAAAGAGCGGTGAGGATATCGTCGCCAAGATGGTCAATAGCAAAAAAGACTCAATTGAGATTGAACGTCCGATGATCTTGAAAACCATGCACTTCGTCGAAAGCGTAACGGGACATAAAAGAGAAACAATGGTGCTATACGATTGGTTGAAAGCAACTGATCGCATTCGCATCACGCTGCCGAAAGAACATATTTTGTTGATTACAAATTGCAATCCGGATGTTCTTAATGCATACGAAATTCAAAAGAAATATGATGATACGCCATTTGTTTCGCAACGTCCTACAGGGAACGATTCAGATGGTAAACCTAAACTGGGCGGTTTCAATCTTGAAAATATTTTAGAAAGTGTCAGAGAACAAATGAAGGCAGCGAGAATGCAGCCCGAAGATTTGGATGACATGTCACTTGAAGAGATTATGGAAGAGGCGAGCGAGGAACTTCACATGGTTGATGATGATCGTGAAAATGCCGAAGACTATGGTTCATCTTTTTCAGATTGGTCACCAGACCCAGAAGATTACTTGACTTGATTTGAAATGACTATAGAATATTGACATGAGTGATCACTACGTTGACAATAAAAAGTTCTTTGCCGAAATGGTGAAGTGGAAAGACTTGGTAAAACAAGCCGAGGATGTTGGTGATCCAAAACCACAAGTAACTGAGTATATCGGTGAGTGCTTTTTGCTTATCGCAGAGCGACTCTCTACTCGCCCAAACTTTATCAACTATCCTTACCGGGACGAGATGATCGGGGATGCGATTGAGAATTGTTTGATGTATGCTGCAAACTTTGACCCCGAAAAGTCAAAGAATCCATTTGCATATTTTACACAAATCACTTACTTTGCCTTTCTTCGAAGAATTAAGAAAGAGAAAGATCAAGATAAGATCAAATACAAGTTGATGGAGGCTGCGGATGCAAAAGGTGAACTGGCATCAATGCTTGATCCCGACAAGGCATCTAAAGATCCTTATGCAGATTACTTAAAATTGACAGAGAACGACATCGTTGATGTCAAGCCAAAGAAAAAGAAAACAAGACGTAAAAAGAAGGACACCGGAGAACTCTTTTGAAAATAGCCATCTTGTGTGACACACACTTCGGGGCAAGAAATGATGGACAGGTTTTTCTAGATTACTACTTCAAGTTTTTTGATGACGTATTCTTTCCTGCCTGCGAAGAACGTGGTATAAAAACTGTATTGCACTTGGGCGACCTTATGGATCGCCGAAAGTATGTCAACTTCAATACACTCGCACAAGTCCGTGAGCGGTTTATGGATCGGCTTCAAGGCATGGAAGTCCACTGTATTGTCGGCAACCACGACACCTACTTCAAAAACACCAACGAAGTCAACTCACCAAAGGAGTTGTTTGGTTCACGCTATCCAGACTTTCATATCTACGATAGTCCTGTTGAACTGACCTTTGATAATACGAAGGTTGCAATGGTTCCGTGGATCAACAAAGGCAACGAGCAAGAGTCGATTGACTTTATCACTCAGACAAACGCGACTATTCTTGCCGGACACTTTGAACTTGAAGGTTATCAAGTCATGCGTGGCGTAAAGCACACGGATGGTATGAAGCCAGATCTACTGCAACGATTTGATAAAGTTTGGTCAGGTCACTTTCACCAGAAGCATGAAGAGAACAACGTGTTTTACTTTGGCACTGCGTATCAAATGACATTTGCAGACCTTTTTGAAAAGAAAGGTTTTCACATTTATGATACGGAGACAGAAGAGATTGAGTTTGTACCAAATCCCGACAAACTTTTTCATGCCATTCCATACAAAGACGATATCAATATTGCAATGATTGATTTCCGACAGTATCAAGGTCGATATGTCAAAGTCTTTGTTCACGAAAAGAAAAACGCAAAAAAGTTTGACCGTCTGATTGAAAAACTTTATGAAAACAATGCCGAGAGCGTGACCATCCTTGAGAATGAAACGCCGACGAGCGAAAAAGTTGAGGTTGACAAAGAGGCACTTGCCACCGATACCATGACACTCATTAGTTCGTATGTTGATGATGTGTTCTCCGAAGATGCGGAGGAATGTAAAAGATTAAAAGAGGTATTCAAGGAATTGTTCCTTGAGTCATTTGATTTGTGAGGTTATATGATTAAGTTTCACAGGGTTCGATTCAAGAACTTTGGTTCGTTCGGCAACAACTATACAGAAGTCCAACTCGACCGACACCAAAGAACATTGATTAGTGGTTTCAACGGACACGGCAAATCTTTTGCCTTGCTCGATTCGATTACGTTCGCCCTGTTCGGCAAGCCGTTTCGTAAGATCAACATCCCACAACTGGTAAACTCACTCAACGAAAAAGAGTGTATTGTCGAACTTGAGTTTGAGGCAGGAGGAGATGAGTATTTGATTCGTCGCGGACTCAAGCCAAAGGTGTTTGAGGTTTTCAAGAACAATGACTTGGTTGACATCGCGGCAAAGTCAAAAGACTACCAACGCATGTTGGAAGAGCAAGTCCTTCGCATGAACTACAAGTCGTTCACACAGGTTGTGATTCTTGGCTCGTCTTCGTTCGTGCCTTTCATGCAACTTTCTGCTGCTGATCGCAGGTCGGTCATCGAAGACATTCTTGACATTCAAGTGTTCACAAACATGAACATCGTGCTTCGTGACAAGACCTCGCAAGTCAAAGGCGAGATTACCGATATCAACAAGGCACTTCAAATCAACAAAGAACGTGCGACTGGTGTTATTACTCTGATCGAATCTTTGCAAAAGAAAAACACTCAGCAGATTGAAACTGTGCAAGAGGAGATCAGACTCAATAAGGAAGAGCAAGAACAGCACACACAGGAGATTGAGAGACTTGATACCGAGATTGAAAAACATCTCGCAAGCATCACCGACGAGAAAGATGTCGAGTCAAAGATCAAGAAATACGAAAAAGCGAAACAGAAGATTGAGCGTGAAATGTCAAGTCTTCAAAAGAATCTTTCGTTTTTTGAAGATCACGACAACTGCCCTGTATGCCACTCTGAAATCACTGAGGATAAGCGTAGCCAAGAAGTCTCAAAGGCATCGGGCATGGTGAGTAAACTCGAAGAGGCAGTTACAGATCTAGAGAAGTTAGAGGATAAGGTTGTGGCTCGGTCAAATGAGATCGCAGACGTTCGCACCAGCGTGCGTGAACTTACAGATAATAGAATCTCTGAGAATACATCTTACAAAAATGCAATCAAGGCTGGCAAAAAACTTGAAGGTAAACTAAAAGATTTACAAGATGCAGACGCACACGATCTTGATGATGCAAAAGAAAAACTTGAGATTGCAAAGGCTGATCGAGAAAAGAGTGTGGATCGTAAAGATGATTTGCTCGTCAAGAAAAATACTTATGGCAACGCTGCTGACATGCTCAAAGACACAGGCATCAAAGCAAAGGTTATCAAATACTACCTTCCTGTGATCAATAGTCTAATCAATAAGTATCTTAAGGATATGGAGTTCTTCGTGACATTTGAATTGGACGAGAACTTCAATGAGACAATTAAGAGTCGCCACCGAGATCAGTTTTCCTACATGTCATTCTCTGAAGGTGAAAAGATGCGAATTGACCTTGCGATCCTGTTGGCATGGCGAGAGGTGTCTAGGCTCAAGAACTCAGCAAACACAAACTTACTGATTCTCGACGAGGTGTTTGATGCATCGCTCGACGCACTCGGTTCGGATGACTTTTTGAAACTGCTCAACAAACTGTCAGAAAAGAATCACATTTTTGTGATCTCACACAAGGCAGATCAGTTGGCAGACAAGTTTCAGAATCAGATCACGTTCCAAAAGGCTGGAAACTTCTCTCGGCTTGTGTGACCTAGATAGATTATGCAACCACCTAGTAGAAAATCGTGCTATAACTTTAGAGTAACTGAAATCGTGAAAGTGGTCGATGGTGATACTATTGACGTTATCATTGATTTGGGCTTTGATCTTTACAAGAAAGAGCGTGTTCGTGTCGCTGGGGTTGATACTCCCGAAAAGCGAACTCGTGATCTGGAAGAGAAAAAACTTGGAATTGATGCCACAAACTGGATCACAGAACAACTAGAATCTGCAATTGATGGTGAGGATGACCTTGTAATTCGCACTGAAATCGACGGTGGATTCGGCAAGTATGGTCGGCTTTTAGGTTGGCTTTACATTGGCGAGGACACCGAGTCTATCAACGAGCGTATGATCCGTGAGGGCTATGCTTGGGTATATGACGGTGGAACCA